GGTAAAGGTGTCTCAAGTGTGAGAGTAGGTGGAAGAACAATTTTACCTTCTGGGTCTTATGTTGAAGGTGGAAAAGCTTTTTCATCAACTGGAAAACCTTTAACCGGAGCTGCAGCAAAAGGTGTTTTAGCAAAAGCAAGTGCTGGAGCTGCCGAAACAGGAGCTACAACCACGAGTGTTGCTGCTTCTAGATTTGCTGGTGTTGGTAAAGTTCTGCGTGTTGCAGGTCCAGCATTAGCTATAGCAGGTGAATCCTATCGTGGATATGAAGAATATAGTACAGAAGCTGAGAACATAGCACAGGCTCAAGAGGCAGGGCAGTTATCAGCATTGGAAGCTGCGCAAGAGAAATCAAAAGCAAAAGGTAGGGCGGTTGGTAAAACTGCAGTTCGAGCCGGAAGTGGTTTACTAGGCGCTGCATTAACATCTGCAGCTGTTGGTGCTGGTATTGGCGCTGTTGGAGGTGCTGGTATTGGTGCTGTGCCCGGATTTTTAATAGGTCTTGGAGCTGGTGTTGGTGGTTATTATTTGGGGCAATATGCAGCAGAAAAAACAGGAGCAGAACAATTAGGTTCGGATATAGGAGAAGGCACTTCGGAATTATTATTCAGTCCTCCTAGTGAAGGCGAAAAGCCTATTTTACAAACTCCAGAATCTAAAGAAAGTAATATAATAGATAATTGGCAGAAAGGTTCCCAACGAATGGAAAACAAATCAGATCAGACCAAAGAAATACAAGAAAGAGGATTTGGAACTATGCTTATGGGGATAGAAGGTATGATATCTAAACTAGATCAAATCAAAGAAGTATTACTGATGTCATCCGGAGGAAACGTTGCTAGTAATGTAAATATATTGGGTGGTGGGGGAAGTGGAGATTCTGAGTCTATAACAACAGTTTCAAGAATAGATCCTACTTTATACAACCGATCACTTTATTATAATACAGTTATAGGACCTAGAGGCTTAGCATAATATATGGCATTTAACTTTTTCACATTAGAACCTAGAACATCTAAAATTTTAGGAACAGATTTTACATATAAGGTAGCAAGACCTGCTGGTGGTACCAATGTTATAGATGTCCATGGCACGTTTGATTGGAAAAATCCTGGTAAGGTTGATGAGGTTCCTGGGTTGGTATTAGTAGAAAAGCAATTAGATTATGGAATATGGACTTCCAATTTAATGAGGCTATTGGCTAATGCTTCAAATGTGGCAAATCAAACAGGCGACCCTTATGGAGCCTTATATGCAGCATCTAATACTGGTTTCGTTTATGCTCTTCCTTATTTAATACAACCAGGAAGTTCTATAAGAGGTGAAATTAGCAATACATGGTCCGATATATCAAGTGAGCAAAGTTGGAGTGGTATGATGGGTGCACTTCCTGTTGTTGGAGGGCTTATGCAAGCTGGATATAAAAGAGCTACAGAAATAGCTGAGGGTGTAGGTAATATAGTATCTCCAGGTGTTGGATATGAGCCTATAAAAGTTTTTTCCGGTACTCAACCAAGAACCATTCAAATAACATTTCCTTTATACAATACAGTTTCTATAGAAAGTGCTAACAATAATTTTAGTTTTATTACTTTATTAGGTCTACAAAATTTAAAAACTAGAACTTCTTTTGCTACCTATTTGCCTCCAAAGATATATGAAGTATCTACAGATGATGAAGGTAGTGTTTATATGCCATTTGCATATATAAGCAGATTAGATATACAATCTATAGGGACTACTAGAGCCATATTTGATCACGGAAATACTGTGCAAGGATCTGGAGGAAGAAGAGTTGTACCGGAAGCTTACAAAGTAAATATATCTTTAACAGAACTTCTGCCAGATAGTGCAAACATTTATAGTGCTGGTTTGGAGGGTAGAGCAGTTAAAGTGACTATTGATCCTTCTCGACCTGGGGGCAGTGGTGGTGGAACCACTGCAATACCAAATTTTTTCTCTGGTGGACCAACACAACCAGTTAATATTACACCAGGACCAGGTGATTAAACTAACACACAATGAAACAGAACCAATTTCTAGATTTACCTAAACTGCCTTATTATAGATATGAAAATTTTTTCAATATCTATAAAGATTCTGATTCAAATTTTAATTATTATAATTTAATTAGATCAATTAATTTATTTCCAGCTAATGATACTAGTTTAGAAGAATCTTATGCTATTAAATTTTCAGACTCTTGGGTTTCAATATCTTATCATTACTATACTACTATAGATTTATGGTGGTTAATATGTAGTTATAATCAGATTAAAGATCCTACAAAAATGCCAGAATCTGGTACTATTATAAAAATATTAAAAGCTGATTATGTATCTACAATTATGGATGAATTAAATAAGCAGACATCTAGATAATTTTAATAACATGGGACGCAATAAAAAACAACCAGAAGATCTAACAGATGATGTAAATTTAGATGATGTTTTGGTGGATGGTAAATTCTACCAAGGTAACGAAAATATTTTACGTAAAGATGCTACGTTCAAGTGGACGGATGCAATGATTGATGAATTAAAATTGTGTGCCAAAAGTGTATTACATTTTGCAGAAAATCATTTTTTTATTGTTACAGAAGACGGAAAGAAAAAAATAGAACTTTATAAATATCAAAAACGGCTTTTAAAGGCGTTTAAATCTAATCGATTTAATGTTGTACTTTCTAGTCGCCAAAGTGGTAAGACTACAACCATTACTATATATGCTCTTTGGATTGTATGTTTCCAGCAAGATAAAAGAATTACTATCGTAGCAAATAAGGAATCAACGGCAAAAGAAATATTTGCTAGAATCAAAATGGCATATGAGCTGCTTCCTATTTATATGAAGCCTAATATTAAGTCGTGGAGAAAAGACGGTTTTAATCTCGGTAATGATTCAGCTATTACTATCAGTACTACATCGTCATCTGGACCTCGTGGTTCTACAAGTAATCTCCTTATTATCGATGAGATGGCACACTGCCCAAATGATTTGATGAAAGAATTATGGAGATCTGCGATTCCTATTATTTCATCAATGAAGAAGTCTCAAATTGTTGTTATTAGTACCCCTAGGGGTACAGACAATAAATTTTACGATCTTTACGAAGATTCACAAAAAAAAGATAGTGAATGGAATTTAGAAATTGTTAATTGGTGGGATGTTCCTGGTAGGGATGAAAGTTGGAAGGCTAAAACATTAGCTCTTATTGGATCCCAAGATGATTTTGATCAAGAATATGCAAATGTCTTTATCTTGCCTGGTAAAAGTGTTGTAGATACTACACACCTAGATGAATTAAAAAAACTATCTTCAGAGCCGGTTTTAGTAAATGATGAAGGAAAGTATAAAATATTTGAAATGCCTCAACCTAATCAATTATATGTTATTGGTGTAGACGTTGGAGAAGGTATAGGAAGATCTAATAGTGTTGCACAAATTTTAAATGTAACAGATTTACAAAATATAACACAAGCAGCGGTTTACTCAACAAATGATACAAGTCCTTTTCATTTTGGTTCAAGATTGATGGGGATTGTTAATGATTGGGGTAGACCCCCTATTTTAATAGAAAATAATAATAATGGGCAGCAAGTTTTGGATGTGATGCATCAAACCCACAATTATGAAAATATAGTAACTTATCATTCTGATGGTACTAGTAAACATTACAACAACACACATAGATTGGGGGTATATAATCATACCAATACAAGATATAAAGGCATAACTAATTTTAGATATTGGGTAAATGGTTTGAAGTGTGTTAAAATTAATGATTTACATACAATATTAGAAACTTATAATTTTGTAAGATTACCGAATTATACATATTCTAAAAGATCTGATAAAGATCTAGATGATAGAGTTTTTAGTTTTATATGGGCTTTGTTCATTTTAGATCCTTCTCTGGTTACTAAGTATTTTAACATTTTAGAAATAGATGAACAAGGTAGACCAATGAAAATTCAATCTTTGACAGATAATTCAGATTTAATAAAACAAAGTCCTTTATTAATAGGTGGCTCTACTACTTTAAAAAGAATGACACAATCTTCTCCCTTTTTTAATGCTTATGTTGGTTCACCAGACCCTAGTTCTGGATTTAATGTTCTAGAGGAAGATAAACAAAATTTACAACAATGGTTGTTATCTTTAGACAGTCAAGTAGATAAAAAAGAAAATTTTAAAAAAGAGGATAAACAAAATATAGATGGTTATAGACCTGTTATATTATTTTAATTATGAATCAAGCAATTTTAAATAGATCACGCAACGACAAATTTCTTTTAGTATTAGAAATACCAAACGCTTTGAAAGATGTGTATGATACAGTTTTAAATGATAATTACGATGCAGATTCTTTACAGTTTACTGTATTCGGTTCTCCAGTTCCTAACATATCAGTACCTAATATAACATTACCTTACGGTGGACAAAATTTAAACATATCGAGCACTGCAAGACCTGCATATCCTCCTTTATCTTTAAAATTTTTAATAGATAATGGTTATCAAAATTATTGGATGTTGTGGAAATGGTTGGATTTATTCAATGATAGTGAAAATAGCTCTACCGAACTAACTTCAAAACGGTCAGTTAATCCTATGTCAGATTTTACAACTACGTTCAGTTTAATAGCTTTAGATGAATATAATAATAAGCTGATATCTTTTAATTACAAAAGTGCATTTATCACCAATTTGAGTGATATAAATTTTTCTTATCAGGATCCTTCAGAAATTACTTGTAATGTAACTTTTGCTTATAATCAGCTTGATGTTAAACTATTAAAAAATGTTAACGAAGCAACCTGTTAATTATGGCTACTACTATATCTGGGGGAAGTTTTAATATCAATGTCAATGGCCCTGGAGGCCCTGGAGGAGCATCTGGATCTACTGTAGATCAAAGATTTTTACAACAAAGCAGATATGACCAACATAATATTAGACTTACTATGTACAATGAGCTTGAAGGTTTTGAACCTTTAGAAGTTCCTTTTAATTTTGTACATACTTTGGCTATAGAAGAAAGTTTGTCGGATTGGTGTGTTAAAGGTTGGGTAGTATTAAAAAATGATTTTGAATTGTTTGAAAGAGGCTCTCTTTCATATAAAACAGATACTCAAAGTTACGAACAAGTTAAAGCTCCTTTAATGTTTAGGACAGACGGCCGTAATAGAATGAATATAGATGTATATCCTATTCAGAACCCAGCAGATGTTACAAATAGTAAAGCTGACTATTTACCCCCTCAATTATGGTCTATGAATTTTGATGTTGTGATATACGATATAGAAGATTTACCAACAAAAAATGCTCGTACCAAATTACGCAAATATTATTTTTATGATGAGCGTTATCAAATTTTTTCGGAACGAAATATACAATGGTCTACTGCAACCTATGGTAATACGGTTTTAGATAATTTAAAATGTATGACAGTTTCAGAGGCTATAAAGTCTATTATCTCTACAGCAGCTTCAAATAATTCAGATCCTTCTTCTCCAGATTTAAAAGTGGGGTATAATCCGTTAATGCCACAATCTGGCTCAGTACTCAAAGCTCCAAATATACCTTTAAATAATTTTGATGTAAATGACTGGGATGCTGGTGCGCCAGACTCTTTAATTTTTTATACATCTCCAAGTGATACAAATGTATTGGATGATTTAAATTATGTTTATAGTAACTCAAAAGGTTCAGATAAAGGTCCAGTTTTTTTAAGGTTCGGGCGATGGTTATTAGATAAATCTTGGAAATTAATTCCATTAAAATCATACCTAGAAAATTCTAGTAAAGAAGAATATCAAATAGAACGTATTTTTATAAATGACGGTATACCCGGCAATCAAGGAGGTGATGGGGGTCTTTATAGCAGACCTTATAAACCTAGAGCAGATTTACCACCAAACCAGGAATCTTCTCCAGTTAAAAATTTTATATCAGGCATAGCTTCTACTATTGATTCTTACCATTTTTCACCAATGGTGGCTTTAGACGATGCACTTTTCGTTAATAGGCCATTACACTATTATGATTTTGCTTCTGGGCAATGGCAAGTTTATTATGAAGAAAATTCATTTAAAAATTTTATATCAATGTCTAAAGAATTTGCTCAAAGTGGTTTATATGCCTATCAGAAAAGTAACCAATTATTGATCAATGCTAATAAAACTAAACTTGAAGGTTTAATGACAACACCAGAAATAGAAACCCAAGTTGCATTTAATCCAGATAAAAATAATATTAATATGATGAAAGACTTTCTATTCCTCAATCAATTACTTTGTTTTACAGCGCCTGGATTAGTTTTTAGACAACCTGGGAAAGTTTTATTTGTAGATAAAGCTAATTCTACAGATGAAACTAACCCTTTTGATGACAGATTTTTAGGGCAATGGATAATGACCCGGGTGACACATGTATTCACCCAGGATAATTATAAGACAGACGTAGTTGCTAGTAAAATAGATGCGTTTGAGAAATATTGGGAAGCCTATGAAAACGTAGTATGACAAAAGAAGAATTAAAACTAAAATTAGCCTCTACTAACCAAGTACAGCAATCTGCAAGTATGAGACAACCCTCAATGCCATCTCCTATTCAAATGACAAAAAACCTAATGCAAAGTTTAGGGCGTAATGTGCAAAGTGTTGCAGCTGGTAATAATCTTAGAATATCTTCAGAAGATGCCCAGAAAAGACTTAGCATTTGTAGTGGATGTGAATTTTTCCAACAAGCACAACAACGTTGCGGAAAATGTGGTTGTTATATGGCGGTCAAAACTTATTTAAAAGCTGAGAAATGTCCTATCGGTAAGTGGTAAATTATATTCTTTGAAATATTGTTCAATTATGTGTTTTGCTTGATTTAACATTGAAGTATTTAAATTTTCTTCAAATTTATAATTTGGCATTCGTATTATTATATCTGCTTTTATTTTTATAATAGAATTATTTTGTTTTTCAAAATCATTAGCATCTTCAACATTTTCTCTGTCCAAAAAAATTAAAAAACCTTTAACTTCTTCTTTTATCCAAAACAATTCATCTTTACTATATTCTGCATATCTTATATCTGTGATGATGTTAACTTCATCAAGATTAATTCTCTTTTCTAATTGTTCTATAAAATAACGACCATTTGTTATGCGTCTCATTAAACGACCGTATTCAACCAACATAGGTCTAATCACTTGCTTTTCATTATCATTTTGTGTAAAGGTTGATATATTTGTATTGTCTCTAATTAGTTTATACAAATCCCTTTTAATTAAATCTCCTGCTATTGACACTCTTTTAGCCTCAATTTGCAGTTTATTAAATTCTTCGATGAGTGCTTTACAAAGTGTATCTTTACCCGATCTTGCAGCACCTGCTATACCAATTAACGGGTAATTTGCGCGATCTCCCATAAGTTTTTATATAATATAATCATATATGCCAAATTCAACTAATGACAGTCTATCCCAACTTGAAATAGCTTGCGGTGTAAGCGAAAATCAGGCTTTTTTAAATATATTAAGAAATAAAGCAAATAATGATGCTGAATATATAGCTTATTTGTCTATATTGGGGTTAGGATATAAAGCAATTGATAAACAAATTGTTGATGGAAAAGATACTCAAAAAATTACTCCAAAATTTTATAAAAACTTTTTAGGATTTTTGCAAAAAAGTGGTTACTACGATATAGTTAAAACACAGAGTCCTGCTGGAAAGGCAAATGAATTAGAAGATATCGGTCAAAATGGAGCATTTTCTAGATACGTAAACAATTTAATTAATAGTCCGATAACTGGTCCAGCCGTTAATACACCTTGTTTGGGTGCAGATTTATTAAATCAAATACATCCAGATTTTGTTAATAATTTGGAAAATTTTTGTAATGTTATTAGAACAAGAGCTTATTTAGCTATGCCGGCAGGTGCATTTGGTTCTATAGGATCCTTAATGTGGCAAATAACGGGAGCTGTTGGCGCGTTTTTTAATTGTCTTATATGGATATATCAGGGTATGGAACTGTTGATACAACAATTTTTTGCTATAATAAGCAGTGCGATGAGAATGTTACAACAATTAATTATTTCGGTATTAGAACGATATATACCTTTTGATTTAATTTGTACTATTTTAGACACAGTACAAATAGTATTGGATGATATTGGATTTTTTGCTTCTTTATTCAATGGTTCTGACAATTTATTTAATGTTTTGAATGCTATACAAAACGTTGTGAATATAATGTCTACAGGCATTGGATTTGTTTATAATCCTTTTGGAGCGGTGCAATACTTTTTCCCTAAAGAAGTAGCCGCTGTTATGAATTTAGCATCACAATTACAAAATTTACCACAACAATTATTGTCACAAGTCATGACAAATTTCGGATTTTACTCTGCTGCTAATAGCGAAGGTCTTGCTATAGCAGCTGCTATTATTCAAAGATATGGTTTAGCAGCTCAACTTGGACCATTAGCGCCTTATGTTAATACACTCGCGGCTCAGGCTCCTAACAATAGTGGATGGTATAGAGCAGGAGGTTCGAGTGCTGGAGCAACATATGGTGGACCTATATATGCAAATCCTTATACACTTACAAGTCCTATAGACGGTTCTCCATTAAATGTAAATCTAAATGATCTATTGAACGGTATAAGATCAATACCACAAAATTTTTCTTCCGGGCAGCAAAATAATCCATAAAAATGCATACTAAATCGGGAAAAATATTGGGCAACTATTTGGGTTGGGTGGTCAATACTTCACCAGATCCAGGTGGAAGAATGAGAGTACAAGTTTTTATACCTCATTTAACTAATACCATATACAGTAGTTGGAATAAAAATTTAACTAACAGGGCGTTCCGTAATCCAAACGAATTAGGAACAGAGACTTTAACTCTATTACAACAAGTATTACCTTGGGCTGAATGTGCTATGCCGATTTTCGGTGGAGGAACATCCATGAAAGCGAATGGAACTACTGGTATAGTAAATGTTAATGGTGGTAGTACTATTCCATATACTCCAGACACTGTTGCTGGAATGGCAGGTGCTGGAGTTACTGTGCCCTCTAATGCTGTAGGTCCTTCTACCGAAACTTTAGCACCAATGCCAGATACTAGTTCTGATGGAACTATATGGGACGATGTACAACAACCCTTATCTCCGGATCAAAGTTTGGGTGGTCCTCCTACAAATTCTAATTATGCGGTTTTGTTAGCTGGATCAAATGATACAGATCCTACTACAGCTGCTGCAAATGTTGTCAATGCTATTAAACTTTTACAAAGCCAAGGTAAAAATGTTATAGTTGTTCCACCTTCAACACAACAAGGAAATGTTAATAGTGCTGTTGGACAAGCTATTATAGACGCTGCAAGTAAATGGACAACTGTTGAAACCGGGCTTACATATAAAGGCCCAGGTCAGGATCCATGGCCTTATAAACATTTATCATCTGGATCCGCAAAATATTTATTAGATGCATACGGAGCAGATGCTTTTTATGTTGGGGATAGTAATACAGAAGAAATGCAATTAATAGGAGTTGATCCTAATAATATATTTGGTTTTAGAGGTAAGCAATCTGGATACATTTATGAACAACTCCAAGGTAGATTTGGGCAGACTGGTGATGAACCTCTACCACCAGCAGCTTCACCAGTAGATGATGCTGCAGAGGATCCAAATAAAACAAATGGGTTAGATTCAAAGCCTACAGGGACTGGTGGAACCGATCCACAAGCAGCTAATTTTCAAGTTGATCCAAGAACAAGAGATTTATTATTAAAAGCTGGAATAAAATCTACTCCAGGAAATAGATTAGTTTCTTTAGATTATCAAGATGCTGGTAGCTCAATTGGTATAGTTATACCTAACAATTACACACAAGCAGAATTAAATGAAGCTATCAAATCTGTAAATTCATTTAAATCCTGGCTGGCTGAATTTGGTATTAATCGAGAACTAGCAACAACCGAACCTTATGGTGGCGGTAAAACAATCGCACCCGGAGTATATTTAACTACTCATGTTTCGGCAGGAGGAGTATCTAGATTTCACACAGAATTTTTTTCCCAAACAGATACGCAAATAATGAATTTGGTACAAAATAATACAGCATCACCTAATAGTGGTGCAACATATGCTCAAATATTAGCAGGTACATTAGGCACCTTGCCTGGTACTACTTTTATACCACCCCATCAACAAAGTGATACAGGTACCCCAGACGGTAATGGATTTTTAAATGAAAGAGATTTTGCCTCTCAATACATTTTAGGACCTTTGGCAGCGTTAAACGGACAGACTATTAATGTTCCGTCTGGGGCTGTTGCAGGAGGAACTGATGCAAATGCTGGTCAAACTGGTAACACACCGCAACAAATACCAGAAGATCCAACAGATATAGTGCAAGTTAATATTGCAGGCAATCAAGGTTCTGTACCAGATACTACTATAGCTGGTAATGGTTCTCCTAATGGATTTTTCTCTGTTCCAGCATATGGAGCAAAAGTTTGGGTTTTCTTTTATGACGGTGATGTACAAAGACCCATTTACTTTGCAGCTGTTGTAGAACCTTCTGCGGGACAAACTACGTAATTTTTATAAATATAACTATATGGGATTTATTTTCGGCAATCAAAGAACAAAACGAGCGAATAAAGGAACTCACCAAATCAATGGAGGTGAGGCTGGTGGTATTAAGTTTGCTGAAATGGTCTATAACGAGGGAGATTCAAAAACTCCTAAAAATGATTCTTTTATTTTAATACAAGATTGGTGGGGTTCTTTAATGAGATTTTGGAGATCTCATGTTATATTAAGAACACCTGGAGATTTCACTGTCAATGTAGGTAGCAATCGATATGAAAGTGTTAAAGGAGATGATCAAAAGATAGTTGCAGGAGACAGAAGAAGGGTCACTGGTGGAGATGAAAAAAAGATTAGTAGATTCGATCAAAAGCAAATTGAAGCATCTAAAGAACTAGAAAAGATAAATCGTAAGGTTCAAGATGCTAGAATAAAAGAAGCTGCTAGTAGTAAAGTCAAAACCCCGTGCCCAGTCTGCAATCAAGTACATTTGGTTGATAGGATGACTGACAACCTTACATCAGGAATAGATATTGTTGAAAAATATTTAGGGTGGGTGTTTCCTAACAAATGTTTTCCATTTGAACTATTACAAATTTTTGCAAGCTTTATTGTAGCAGCGGCTTTGGATTTTGCTCAAAATATAGGATTAAGAGGAGAAGATAAAGGTTGTGGTAGTCCTTCTTGTAAAAAAGGTGAAGTAGAAGTTCCTAATCTTAGAAAAGCAGATAAAGCTGGTGCTGATGTTATAAAAGCAGAAAGTACTAATATTAGTAAATGGTCTAAACAATTAGAATCTGGAGGATCTAAAACAGAAGTTCATAAAACTGATTTAATGATTAAAGTAGGTTTAACCAAAAATGAAGCAAATCCTTATCAAGAAATAGGACATCATACTTTTCCATTTAGATTTGTTCCTTCTGAAAAAAAACCAGATATATTAGTATACGATAGTAAAGGCAGTACTAAAAGAATGTTATTTTTACCTCCTCAACGAACACAGGGTAGTTTAATGTGGGATGTTGCAAATAATTTTACAGTTAATGCTGGTGCTCCTGGTATTGACTTTCAAACATCAGGCCAATTAACTGCTGATACAGGTTCTTTATCTTTGAAAGCCGGTACAGGAGAGGCATATATAGGTTCAAATAATGTAACGACTCTCAAAGGTAAAAATGTTATAATTGATGCAAATGATCAAAGCGGTGACGGTGGTTTACTTATAACTTCTCCACACACAATGGTGCAAGGTTCGTTTAATGTTAGAGGAGATGCTGCCTTTAAAGGGCATTTGACAACAGACGGACCTATTTCAGTTCCACATTTAATAGTTCCTAGTATGAGGACTGAATCAACGTGTGGTGCGACTTCCAAGATTATTACAGAAGGAGCTAACTGGCACGTACCTGCAACCGTTTTAAGAGCAGCTAATTTAGTAAAAGATGCAGCTTTAAGATATTTATATCCAGGTTATATGTTAACTATCGCAGGCCCTGTAGCTCTAGCTATGGAATTATTCGATCAGGTAATGATTTCAAAACAGTTAGAACCTGTACCAACTGGGATTTTTATAGGAGCTGGTTTGAGTTTAGCAGGTCCTGTAGCAGTTACAGGAGCTATATGGAATTTTACACATAACCATACTAGAGCTGGTGAAGACCATTCACATACGGTTACTTCTCCAAAAGCAAGTTATTGGAATACTCGTAGAGGATGGGGTCAAGAAAGAATGGCTGGAAGCTCCATTCCAACTCCAGCAGCCGCATTCGGGGATAGTTTGTCTCCAGGTCCTAAATCAAAATCTGGAGGAGCTTGTGGTGGAGGTGCACCATGGGTAAAGCAGCGTAATGATAAATATGGGTTTACTGGGGATCCTTTTAACGGAAGTAATTTTGTGCCGGTGCCTATAACAAGAGACCCAGGTGGTACGATTAATCCTCAACCGCAGTTTAGTTATCTATACAGCTGTACACCATATTTAACTGGAGGTATAACAACAGAGTATCAAACAACATCCGGAGGTTATTATATACCAGGAATTATACCAGGTGGTGGTGGCGGCGGTGGTG